TGTACGATACGCGGCGGGGCAGCCGTTCGTCAGTTGGCTACGGGCGCGCGGCTGGGGGATGAACATTTCGGAACTCGGGGGTGCGTGGAAAGAAATCCAGCAGCTATTTTCGTTGTACTGGATTGGAGCGCATTCCAGGGACGGTCGTTGGGCTGCTTGCGTGTACCAGGGAACGAAAATCGTCTACAACCCGCTAGACGGGTTCACGAAGGTGGGAACGCCGGTTCAGGTCCGCCAACCGCCTTGCCGCGCCTACTACCTCGTTCCCGTCGATCCGAGTGAGTGGCGACGGCTGGAGGGAAGCGAGGGCGGGACAGAGAGCGAGGAGGCGGGATGGAGGCTGCTGCGCCAGCTAGACGCCGCCAGAGCGGCTCAATCGCGGGCTGGTGAGACGCGGAATGAACTAGCGCGAAGGGCGAACTGGGGCGCGAACGATGCGCCGAAATCGGAACGCCGTAAGTACGCGAAACTTGCCCAGGAGGAATGGGAGCGGGAACGGGAGGAGCGGGAGGCCATGCAGGCGCTGGGGTTAGAGGTGCTGAAGGCTTCCGAGGAACGACGCTGGGAAACGATTCTGGAGGTATTCGATGGCGAAACCGAATAAGACGCCGAAGGACCGGAAGCCGGAAGCGGGGGGCGGCGAAGCGCTGGCGGGGCCGAGGCGAGCAGACGCCGGGCAGCGTCAACGCTACGCGAACGGACTTCTACAGCTACGGAAGGATGCGAAACGGTTCTTGGACGCTCTAGACCTCGCTGAAGCGAGCCTGCTGGGGGGCAGCACGGACTCGCCGGAGCTTTTCCGAACCGTGTACACGCTGGACAAATCCTCATCCTCTGTTCGCACGTCGGGGACTATGTACTTCGGGATTCGTCGCGCCCATGAAATCGTAAGATGAGCACTCTGCATCATGGCTCCTGTAAACGTATCCTGAAGCGCATTCCAGATGAGTCAGTCGATCTGATCTACCTCGATCCGCCGTTCAAAACAGGGCGGAACTGGTACAAGACCGTCGTTGCCGTGGACGCTTACGGGGCGAAGCGATCCGCCAGACGATTCGCCTATAAGGATTCGTGGGGCGGGGGGAGAAGCGAGAGGGTCTGCGGGAGCGTAAAAGTTGAACATTGTTGAACAATCCTTGCTTTTTGGTGAGGAGGGCGGCGACGGGGAGAGCGGTATGGAAACGATTTCCGAGGATGAAGGCGAGCCGCTGAATTGACGTGTATCGTCTGGTGGAAGGCGGAAACCGAGTATATTCAGACGGAATGGGCGGGACAAGACGCATTTCAGGAATCGTCTGCGGTAGGCGTCAGAATCGGATAGCACTGATTGTGTTCAGGGGCGCGGGCTGAAAATGGGAGGAGAGTATCTGTATTCTGTATATCGTGGAGGAGAACGATCCTAGATGAATGAGAGGGCAGTTTACTAGAGTGCTCGTCTAAAACGTGTATAAACACACTCAGTGCTATCCGAAATATCGTGACAACTGGCGAATATCGGTTATTGAGATTGATCGAGATTGGTCGCGGTAGTATACATTTCGACTAACAACGCGAACCGTTCAACTCACAGAATAGATGAAGAGACAGCGCGAATCCTGCGGGATTGGCGCTTTTTTGTTGGCGGAGAGGCAAAATGAGGAGATTCTCTGGGTCTGACGCCAGAACTGGGGCTGTGGGATCGGGTAAAGTGTCGATATAGGAGCGTAGGATCGACGAGAATCGTTCTGTGGACGTAGGAGAGGCGGTTCGGGTGGTGAGAGGGTAGAAGAGTTCGATTCTCGTCGATTGGGGCTTGTTGCGTTTTAGTGGATTCGGAGAGCAGAGGATTGGGGCGACGATTCATGGAGTAGGCGCGGCGACGATACGGCGGGAATAGGTTATTATGGAGAGTGTAGGGGGGTGGATATAGAGGAAAAGGGGTTGCAACCGAGGTTGTAAAGGGGGGTCGTTTGGCCATGAGTCTTGTACAGTAAAGTAAAACATATATTCTATATATTCATGTACTGTTCAACTTACGATATTCAGGAAGGAAAGAAGAACGATTCACGATATTCAGGAAGGAAGGACAACTTACGATATTCAGGAAGGACAACTTACGATATTCAGGAAGGAATCAAGCAACGATACTGTACGAATAGCACGGCTAGAGACTCCCCCTTTACAACCTCGGTTTTCACCACAATTGCGCCAGAATCGTCAGCTATATACCCCTGTACAACTGCGGTTTTTACTGTTTTGTCAATATATTGGGTCTCATTCGCGATATACTCTATAGAACTAAAACTTCAAACAACGAAATCGAGTGATATAAAGATTGCAACGGGAGCGTAAATAGGTGAGTCCGTATAGAGGTTGTAAAGGGGTTCGTCGGAGTCGCTGAATCGTCGATACGTGAAAATCAAAACGTCACAATGATGGCAATAATTGCGGCACCCACCAAATCGACGGCCCGGAGCTGTCCCGGAGCTTTTCTTGAGCTTTCCCGGAGTTCTTCTTGAGCTTTCCCGGAGTTCTTCTTGAGCTTTCCCGGAGTTTTCCCGGAGTTCGGTCGCTGGACAGTCTGGCCGGCGTGTGATATGATGCGGGTATGCGCGCGAAGCCCAGGCACGGGACGGACAAAGTTGGCCGTCCAATACACGCTCTCGATGAAATTGACCGCCCGATTTGCGGGGCGAAATCCGCCGCAACGGGAGAGCCATGTCGCAGTCGAATGCGAATGAGCGATGGTCGGTGCCAAAGTCATTCCGACACCAGAAAAGTGCAGCGTCGGCGCTCACCTCGCGGTGAGATTCGTCACGATTATCGGTACAAAAAGGCGCTGCCCGCGATTCTAGCGGACAGATTCGAGGAGTTGGCGGCGCGGCATGATTACGTATCGTTGCGCGAGGATATTGCGCTTGCCAGTTTACGGGTTGAGAGAGCGATCCAGGAACTTTCGTGTTTGGACAGTTTCACTCTCCGGGAACTGGAGAAATTGGTGAGCACAGGCCGCAACCTCGCAGACTCGGACGCGGACTCTGTAGAATGGGCGGGCTGGTTTGATCGCCTTCTGCCCCAGGTAGAGTCTGCCGTCAGGGAGAAATCCGTTTGGCGCGAAATCGAAGTCGCACAGGAGCACCGCAAACGGCTCGTCGATTCCGAACGTCGTTACCTGGAGTTGGAAGGGCAGCAGATTTCCGCAGAGCAGGCGTTCGGGCTGATCGGGGCTGTGCTGGCGTGCGTGTTTCGCCATGTGGTGAGTGAGAAAGCGAAAGCGGCAATCGCCGAGGATATCGACGGGTTATTGGCCGCGTCTAATCGGCAAACGGTGGAGTACAAGCCGCCGCAACTGCCGATGCGTGCAATCCCATGAGCCTACTCGCTCCGGCCCCAAACACGCTGTCGCATTCGCTTCTTTCGTTCGCTCGCGACCGACTCCGCGAGTCATCCGGCGGAGGCGCTCCGTCGCCCTATGCGTCGTACGTTGACGACCCCACGCGGTTCTTCCGCGAGGTGCTCCTCGCGAAACCGACGCGGCAGATTCGACGGGTACTGAAATCACTCCGGGAGCATCCGATTACGATTGTACAGAGCGCGAATGCGGTGGGTAAAACCTGGGCTGCGGCCCGTGCAGCGATTTGGTTCTATTCCGTCTACCCCAAATCACAGGTCTACACGGCGGCGGCGTCCCCAGAGGGCAACCTGAAACGCCTGCTTTGGGGTGAGATTGGCAGCGTAATTCGAGAGACTCCATACCTGTTCGCGTCGGACAAGGTGCTTCCGGATTCAATGTTGATTGAGCGCAACTCGTCATCGTACATCGCCGGTGTAACGATTCCATTGTCGGGTTCATCCGCAGAGAGAGAGGCGCGGTTTAGTGGTAAACATGCGCCGCAGTTGCTCTTCGTCGTTGACGAGGCGGACGCGGTTCCCGATGAGGTTTTCCGAGGGATTGAGGCGTGTATCTCGGGCGGACTGTTTCGCATTCTGCTGCTCTATAATCCGCGCGAGGAAACTGGGCTCTTGGCGCGGATGATTGCCGACGGGAGCGCGAACGTCGTGCAGTTAAATGCGTTTGGGCATCCGAACGTCAGGACCGGAACAGACGCGATTCCCGGGGCTGTGACGCGAGAGACGACCGTTCGGCGGGTCAATGAGTGGAGTCGCCCGATTGTAGCGGATGAGTATTTCGATCCAGGGGAGACGTTCCGGGTCCCGTCGTTCCTCGTCGGCGCGACGGCCAAACAAGGCGCGGCGGGGAATCATTATCCGCCGTTGCCTGCGGGGCGACGAGTGATTACGGTCCCCCAACTCGCGTACATGGTACTCGGTCGGTATCCGGCCGTTTCCGATCAGCAGCTAATCTCCACCGCGTCAATCAACATGGCGCGGAGTCGTTGGGATGCCTACGTGGCAGTTTACGGGGAGCTTCCGCCGAAGGGCGTTTCGCCGTTCGTCGGGCAGGACGTGGCGGAACTCGGCAACGATGCGAGCGTTACCTGTATTCGGTGGGGCGGATTCGTTGGCAGATTCCTCGCATGGCACAAGGCGGATATACTGACAACCGGGACGCGGTGCGCCCAGATTGCCAAGGACGTTAAAGCGGCGGCGGTCTTCGTGGACGCCAACGGGGTTGGCGCGGGCGTCGTTCCGATTTTGAAACGGGAGGGCGTCCGAGGAGTCGAGCGGGTCATGCCGCAGGCGTCTGCTCCGCAGGATGTTTTCCAGGATGTAGGCGAGTTCGGGATTACGCGCGACTTCCTCTGGTGGGCCGTCCGCGAGTGGCTACGCACGGATTCCGGCGCGATGCTACCGCCTGACGAGGAGCTAATCGAAGAACTTAAATCCGCGTCCTATAGCGTCACGAAGGGGAAATTGCGGGTTTCGCCGAAAGACGCTATGAAAGCAACACTAGGCGGACGCTCGCCCGACCGGGCGGACGCGCTCTGCCTGACGTTCGCGCGAGCGGCGGGGTCTACGGCGGATCGAAAAGCGTTTAGGGCTTACTAATGGCGATTACGACACCAGAGCAGGACAAGAGTACAGCGTTAGAGGTCCTACGCGAGCGGTTCCCGGTTTATCGTCGATTCCGTGAGTACTACTACGGAAAACATGAGCTTCTCTTCACGAGTCGCCAATTCGAGGCGGAGTTCCGTCGGCTGTTCCAGAAACTGTCGGACAATCTCTGCGCTTTGGTCGTTGATACAATGGCAGATCGCATGTCCATTATCCGGTTTCACACTCCCGACGAAGAAGATGAAGAGAAGCTCCTCCAGGACAGAGACGTTCAACAGGTTCGCACGATTTGGACTCGCAATCGGATGGATCGGCGCTCCGATGAGGTACACAAAGAAGGTTTGCTCGCCGGCGATTCGTATGTGATTGTTTGGCCGTCGCGTGACGACCCGCGCCAGGCTTCGATCTACCCGCAATCGTCAGAGTGGATCGTACCAGAGTACGATTCGGAAACGCCGGGGCAGTTTCGTTGGGCTGCGAAAATCTGGTGTATCCGAGTGCGGAGAGGGAAGAGTTCAACTTACGTTTACCGTATGAACTTGTACTATCCTGACGAAATCAGGAAGTACGTGACGGCTGCCACTGAGTCTGCACAGTTTCCAGACAACGGAGGGGCGTTCAAGCCGTTTCAGGTTGACGGCGAGCCTGACTCGGTTATCGTCAATCCGTATGGAATCGTTCCCGTATTCCATTTCGCAAACAACTCCTCTGTTGGGGCGGTGGGTGTCTCGGAACTTGAGGTTGTACTGCCGCTACAAAATGCGCTGAACAAAGCGTTGGCAGATATGCTGGTTGCGATGGAGTTCGCCTCACTCCCCGCGCGTTGGGCGACCGGTATTCAAATCGAGGTTGACGAGGAGGGGAACGAGAAAGCGCCGTTCAAAACCGGGCAGGAGCGATTCTATCACGCTGCCAGTGAGGCAGCGAAGTTCGGGGAGTTTTCAGCAGCGGACCTGCCACAGTTCCTCTCTGTCCATGAATCGTTCCGCATAGAAATCGCGCGCGTATCAGGGACGCCTCTGCATTACATGTTGTTGGCGAACGACCCCCCTTCCGGCGAGGCGCTCAAAACGCTGGAGTCGCGATTCGAGAAAAAGATTCGGAATCGTCAGGAAGCGTTCGGCGAGACGTGGGAGGAGGTACTCCAGTTCGCCGGACGGATTGAAACAGGCCGTACCGACTTCCCGCGCGTCGTACCCGCTTGGTCGGACCCGGCTCCCGTTACCGAGAAGTCGCGGATGGAGACGCTCGAAATCAAGAAGCGAATCGGGGTTTCGCAGAAACAGCTTCTGCGCGAAATGGGCTACAGCGAGACGCAGGCGGAACGGATTTTCGAGGAATCGTTAGAGGAGTCTCGGAGTCTAGGCGAGGCAGCCCTGGCGAGTTTTGACCGTGGCAACGTCTGAAATCCAGGTCGCTGAACGTCGATTCCGCCAGGCGCTAATCGCGAGAGACGCAGCCGCCGCCCGCCGCATGGTGGAGTCGTACGCCCAGGTTCACCAGCGAGCGCAACGTGATTTAGATGCGATTGTCGCCAGAATAGCTGCCCGACGTGCCGAGGGGCTGGAGTTTTCGCCGTCCTGGCTGTACCGCCAGGAGCGTTACCAAATCCTGCGGAGAGAGTCGCTCCGCGAGATTCAGCGATTCAACGCGATTGCCGAGGTAGAGATTCGGGGGCTGCAATCGTCGGCTCTACGGGACGCGCTGGAGGCGGCGCAGGAGTTGACGAGCAGGCAACTGCGGCAGGGAGGACCGCCAGGCGGGGCCGCGCGCATCATGTCCACGTTCGCGGCTCCCGACCTGGAGGCGCTGGAGTCGCAGATCGGGTTCCTCGGCGACGGCTCCCCGCTCCGCAGAGTGCTCCTCCGTCACGGCGCGGCGACGGTGGACTCTGCCGGCGTGGAGTTAGTAGCAGGGCTGGTGCGAGGGCTGGGGCCGCGCGAGGTTGCCCAGGCGCTAACCCGCACTCTGGGAACGGGGCTGTCGAAATCGCTGCTGATTGCTCGTACAGAGATGATGCGCTCGCACCGCCAGGCGTCCGATGCGTCGTTCGGGGCGAATGCTGACGTGCTGGACGGCTGGCGTTGGTCGGCCGCGTTGAGTGATCGGACCTGCTCCGCGTGCCTGGCGCTGGACGGACAGGTTTTCCCAATCGGCACGGTGTTCGGCTCGCATCCTGCCTGCCGTTGTACGATGATTCCGATACCGAAATCGTGGCGCGATTTGGGATTCTCCGACGCACCGGATGCGCGGAGTCCTTTGCCCACAGGCGCGGACTGGCTCGCGGCGCAGCCGGAGTCGGTGCAGCACAGAATCCTTGGCGCTCGCGGGCTAGAGGCGTACCAATCCGGCGAAATGAAGCTTCGTGATTTCGTCGGATACCGGAAAACGAGAGCATGGGGCGAAACGCGGTATGCTCGCAGTGTGACCGCGTTTCAGGCAGGCCGTCGCGTTCCGCCTCGCGGTTCGTGGGGCGTGCCGGAGAGTGCGTTTCTCGGGGAGGCTTGACACTCGCAGAAACCATGATACAATCTCCTGACTCTGCGCTCATGCGGAGTCAGGTTTGGAGTGGAATCGTGGCAGACGATCCGACGAAGGACGGGCAGGACCCGTCCGGCTCGCAGGGGCAGGACTCCGGGGCAAACTCGAAATCCGACGCCGAGAAGAAGACCCGGGACGCCTCTAATGATGCGTCCTCCGGCGACAACGGCAAAACCGATTCGGGTGACAATGGCAAATCCGACGATCCAAGAGATCAGGAAATCGCCAAACTCCGGCGTGAATCTGCGAATTACCGCACTCAACTGCGGGACGTGCAGGGCAAACTCCAGGAGCACGAAAACGCCAAACTCTCCGAATCGGAACGCGCCACCAAACGGATTCAGGACCTGGAGAAAGAGCGCGACGAGACCAAATCAGCCTTGCGGGTTGCCGAGTTGAAAAGCGCGGCGGCGGCGGCTGGGGCACAGGATGCTGAGGCCGTTGCTCGACTAGCGCCAGACGACGAAGGCGACGCGGCCGAGGCGGTGAAGTTCGTACGCGAGAAATATCCGGTTTTGTTTCGGCCCAGGGGATCGGCGGACGGTGGCGAACGCAGCGCCGGGGGGAGCAGTCAAACGGGGGTGTCCGATGCTTTCAGAGCAGCGGCGCGCGCATCGAAGCAGGGGAGGCGCTAGGCGCAGTCCTGCGGAACGGCGAGCGTCCTGCCCCATGCGGAGGACGTAATGCCCTACAATGACGTTGTGACTCGGACCGAGGCCGGCCCGCTCATCCCAGAGGAGGTGACGGCGGAGATTTTCAAGGGGATGGTAGAGCGTTCCGCCGTCCAGCAGATCGCCCGGCAGTTGCCGAACATGAGCCGGAAACAGCAGCGAATGCGAGTTTTGGATCAACTCGCGAGCGCCTATTTCGTCGCTGGCGAGGCAGGCGCGGATCGCTGGAAACAGACGACCAAAGTCGCATGGGAGAACAAGTTTCTGGTCGCCGAGGAGCTTGCCGCGATTGTCCCGGTACACAATGAGGTACTGGAGGACGCCGAAGGCGATTTCTGGCCGCTGGTTCGCGAGTCGTTGACCGAAGCGATGGGGTTGGCGTTCGACGCGGCGGTGTTTTTCGGCACGAACGCGCCCGTGGCCTGGCCAACCGAAATCGTCACCGCCGCGCAGTCCGCTGGCAACGAGGTGGTAGTTGGCTCCCTCGGTAGCGGAACCGACCTGTACGATGAGATTCTCGGCGAGGGCGGGGTTTTCTCCAAAGTTGAGGAGGACGGGTATCAGGTCACGGGAGCGATTGGCGCAATGGCGCTGCGATCCAGGCTGCGAGGGCTGCGAGGATCGGACGGGCAGCCCGTTTTCCTCCCGAACATGCAGGACCCGACCAAATACATTTTGGACGGGAACCCGATCGTTTTCCCGCGCAACGGGTCGGTTGACGCCAGCGAGGTACTCATGCTCGCGGGCGATTGGTCGCAGGTTGTGTGGTGTTTCCGCCAGGATATCACTTGGGAGTTCGCCAATCAGGCGGTCATCCAGGACCCGTCCACGGGGGAAATCATTCACAACTTTTTCCAGCAGGACATGACGGGGATTCGGGCTGTCATGCGAATCGCTTGGCAGGTCCCGAACCCGGTGAATCGCCTGCAAGGGACGGAGGCGAACCGCTACCCGATTGCCGTGCTCGTGCCCGCCGGATCGTAATGCGATGGCGAGTTCGCCAACCGTCAATCGCTTTCGACCGTGGGGAGACTCCTCGCAACTCCAGAACCCTATCGATTTCATCGCACGCCGAACGCACCTAATCGATCACCAGTTGCCTGTTTATCGGGCGCTGCCTGGATCGATGCGCGGAAATTGGCTCGTGACAGCGGAGTTAGTGGGGTATTTGGAGGAGCGGGGAGTCTCTCCGAAGGCGATTGCTCGTGTCGGTTACAACGATTTAGGAGGAGAGGGGCCGATTTACTGTTCATCGTACGGCGATTTAGAACGAGCGTTCCGAGGTTCGGGCCGAGCGCGCCCGTTGTACATGACAGAGCATGGATGCGGCTACTCATTCTCAAATCGCCATGCGGCATTCAGCGGAGGGCGGGGACTGCGGCGACTCGTTTCTGCGTTTCTGGAGGTGAACCACTACACACAGAATCGAAACAGTGAGTTCTACCCGTGGATTCGTTCTGAAATCGTGGGCTGTCCGAAACTCGATGAACCGTTCCGGCGTAGGAGAGCTCACAACTCAACGAATCCCGTAGTGTGTACCTCAACGCACTGGAACGCGCAGATTTGCCCAGAGACGCGCTCCGGGTGGACCTGGCTCAAACCGGCGCTGCCCCGATTGGCGGGCGAGTTTCGCGTCATCGGGCACGGGCACCCTCTCATATTCGATTCACTAGTCCGCCAATATGAGTCAATGGGAATCGAACCGGTTAGATCGTTTGACGACGTGATTGAGCGGGCCAACGTGTACATTACGGACGGGAGCAGCACGCTATACGAGTTCGCAGCCGTAGGAGGGCCGGTCGTTACTCTGAATCCGCCATTCTACCGCCGCGACGTACACCACGGATTGCGCTGGTGGGCACATGCGGACGTAGGAGTTCAATGCAACGAGGTAGAACTCCTGAACGAATGTGTCCGAGAAGCGATTTGTGACAAGGAACCGCAACAGCGGGCGCGGAAAGCTGCGATTCAGGACGTGTACCCGAATCTCGGTACGGCGACTGATCGCGCGATAGAGTTCCTGAAGGATTTGGCAAAAAATGGATGCGACAATTCATCCCAGAATTGACCAGATTCGACAGCTAGAGGGTAAGATTTGGCTACCTGAAGGGCTACTTCTCGCCAAGCTGGCGGCGGAGGTTCCTGCCGATCAGCAGATTGTGGAGATAGGCTCCTATCGTGGTAAATCCGCCTGTTACCTACGGCATGGGGCGCTGGAGGGAAGCGGCGCGCAGGTCTTGTGCGTCGATCTGTGGACGCAGCATTCCCTGCCGCTGTACCGAAACGCAGAGAACATGCGGGCGTTTGAGGCCAACATTGAATCTCTCTTTGGATTTCGAGATACTGGTGTTCAACGGTTCCAGGGTGCCAGTGTGGACGCCGCGAAATGGTGGGCCGAGGACCGCGAGGGCGCGCCGATCGGGCTGCTTTTCATCGACGCTTGCCACGATTTTCAGTTTGTAGAAGCGGATTTCAATGCATGGAGTCCGTTCGTTCCGGTGGGTGGAGTCGTAGCGTTCCATGACTATCTCAATGCTCGATTCGGCGGAGGTGTGACCGCGTTTGTGGATGGATTCGTCGCGACCGATTCGCGCTGGCAGCATACAGCGTTGGCGCGCAGTTTGGTCGCATTCACGAGAGTCGGCGATGACCGTTGCTGAGGCCAAAACGTTTATCGGTACGATGGCGGATACGTCTGCCTATCCTGAACTGTCTGACGCAGAGCTAGATCAGTTCGTTGGGCTGGCACGCCGTCCCGACGCCGACGGGCTGACGGTCGCCGACGAGGAATGGACTCCGACATGGGATTTGGCGTACGCGATTCACCGGGCGCTAGAGCTACGGGCGACGAAAGCTGCGAACGCATACGATTTCACTACTGGTTCCCAGACAATGAATCGTTCGCAACTCATGGCTAACCTGCTGAAAGCGGCGGAGCGTTGGAAAGCGCGAGTCAATGGATCGTTTATCGTCGATTTGACGAAGCCGACTCCCGCAGGTCGCGTTGACGAAAACAACACGGCAAAACCCTGGATTTTCAATCTATGAGTGCGACGATTCCAGCCGCAGAACTGGCGTTACTACGCGCGGCAGCGGAGGCGACTTTCGCCGACGTGGTGGAGATTCGTCGGGCGTCTGCTGCGTCGGATGAGGTTGGAGGCGAGACTCTCACATGGTCAACGGTCGCGACTGCGGCATGTCAGTTGCTAGAAACAACTCGTTTGGCGCGGGAACAGGAAGTCGGCTCGACGCTTCAGCGTATCGCAGGCTGGCAATTGAACGTCCCGCATGGTACTGATGTGAGGCCGAAGGACCGCGCAAAAGTCAACGGTATAGAGTATGAAGTCATTGCCGGGTTCGGAGCGCGATCCAACAATCTAACGACGATTGTTGTACTCGCCGAGATATCGTAAGGCAATCCAATGGCGGTCGGACAATTCAGAATGCGGAAAACGTTGGATCGCACTCCTGCCGTGGGAACCAAAACGCGGCGTCTGCTGTCGGTCGTTGTCCGGCGTACAGCGTTTGAACTGCAAAATCGCACGCAGTCAACGATTCGGGCGAAAAACATCGTGGACACAGGGGACCTGTACAATTCAGTCAAAGTGATTCAGCAGAACGACCTGAACGCTGTGCTGCGAGTTGGCGTGCATTATGGCATTTATCACGAGTACGGTACGGTGAAAATGGCCGCGAGGCCGTACGTGGGGCCGTCTGTCGATTCGCTACGGCAGGAGTTTGGTCGGATGATTGAGAGGGCGGTTCAAGAGGGTGCGAGGCCATGAACCCTGGCAATGAGTATCTGGCGCTGGCGGAGTTTTTGCGGGCGAAGCTCGCGACCCACGCAGGCGTTTCTGCGCTTGTCGCTGGTCGCATTTATGACTCAATCGCTCCCCAGAATGCAGCGTTCCCGCTTATTGTTTTCTCGCTGCAATCGAGTGGCGAGTTGAACGCGCTAGGCGACCCGTCGGTTTCCAGAATCTTCCTGCGCCCGCGCGTGCTGGTGAAAGCCGTTGTGCAGGCTACGTCGTACACGCCTGCGAGCGCAATCGCACAGCAAATCGACGCTGCTCTTGTAGGCAGTGAGGGAAGCGCCGGCACGCCTAGCGTGCTAATCCGCTTTGCCAACCGGGAGGAGACGTTTCATTTAGTGGAGAATGTAGAGGGCAAGCAATACCGTCACCTCGGCGGTATCTATCGCGCCTTCGTACAGGCTCCATAGCACCGCAGAACAGGGCAGATCAGGCCAGAGCAGGCCAGAACAGGAGCTTCGCATGTCCGAACGAGCAACCGTTTTCCAGTCCACGCAAATCGGAGTCGAAACGGTGCCGGGAACTGCGGTGGACGCAGATCGTCGTCTCAATGCGTCGGGATTCAATCCCGTTCCGCAAACGGCGCTCACGCCATTCCGCCCGATGGGATCGAAATTCAATACCGTCGATGTACGCGGCAAGGAACACACGGAGTTAGACCTCACGGGGGTCTTGTCGTACAACGATCTGCTCTATCACCTGGCGGGGTGCCTGTGTGAGCCGGTGACAGATCAGCCCACGCAAAACGGGGTGTGGACCCTGGATTTCGACCTGCCCGCCACGGGGCAAATCACGCTCGAATTCGAGAGCGAGGAGACCGATCCGATTGACGCAACCGCCAGCGCTGCGGTAGTTCAAGCGGCGCTGGTTGCGCTCTCCACTGTCGGCGCGGGAAACGTCGTTGTCACCGGCACGAGCGGGCTGTACACGGTCACATTCCAAAACGTGTTGGAACAGACGGCGAGTGAACTGTCGTTTGGCATGGAGGGCTTCACGACGTATCCGACGCTGGACAGCACGGCGGCGGTAGATGCGTTCCGGCACGTGTTCACGCCGCAGAACTACGGCCCCGATACGATCAAAACCTATACGGTAGAGGTAGGTTCCTCGGCGGGGGCGGAGCGCACAACCTACGGGATTCTTGACGGGCTAGAGTTGGCGCTCTCCGCCGACTCCGCCGCTGTTTCGGGCAACATGATAGCGCAGGAGTTGGAGGAGGGAATCACTCTCACGGCGGACCCGACGTATATCGATGAGCAGCCTGTCGATCCTCGCGATATCCGCGTCATGCTGGGGGACTCGATTCCGGGCATGGCAAAACTGGATCGCTGCCAGAGTGCGAACTTCTCCGTCTCGGATCGGTTCTCGGCGCAGATGACTCTCGATGACGAAGAGGCGTCGTTCACGGCCCACGTAGAGCGGGGGCCGTCGGTGACGGCGGAGTTCATCGTCATGCACAACGCGGACAGTGCGGACTTGATGACCGACTTGCGCGCGAAAACCCGCAAGTACGCACGCATTCAGGCGCGTGGGCCGGAGATCGAAACCGGGTTCAATCGCATGATTCAGATTACGTTCCCTTGCACGTTGATTTCGTCGGACCGCGGCGACCAAAACGACGTGTACGCCTCCACCTACGGAAGCGATATCAAGTACGATCAGGTACTTGAAAAAGCCGTGGAAATCGTTATCTGGAACGACCTGGCAACGCTCTAGTTGCCTGCTAACCGTTAGCTACGCGAGGGGATAGAATGCGTCTGTCGCAAATCAAGAAGGCCGCAAAGCGGGTCGCCGTCGATGTTGGAGACGGGGAAATCCTGAACATCGAGTACGATCCGAACGTCCTAACTCCAGAGTTGGAGTCGTGGGTTCAGGGTGCGGCTCGTCTGGAGGATTCGACGGCGGGAGCGATGCTCGCAGAGTTGCTAGAGCGCATCCTCCTGTCATGGGACCTGTTTTGCGACCATGACCCGAACAGCGACGCCAGCGATGACGCGCCGCGAGCGGTGGCAACGGATGCCGCTACGCTGAAAACTCTCCCAACTGTGTTTCTGGATTCAGTCGCCCGTGCGGTGCTGGAGGACCTCCGCCCAAACCCGCCGAGTGTCGAAACCTCCGGGAGTTTCTCGTAAGCGGTGGGGCGCGGGGAGACGTGCCAGACTGGTACACAACGATTCGCGCTGCGAGGTATCTAGGAGTTGCGCCGTGGGAGTTGGCCGAACGGTCAATTTACTGGCGAGACCGCGCCCTGGCGGCGGCGTCGGCGGAGAATAGCGCCGAGGCGCAGCGGGCGAGAGCGTCCGCGAGGCGGAGTAAACGGAGTCGGTGAGCAGCTATGCCGTTCGTCGGTCAAACTATCGCCCGACTTGAGGCTCAAGTCGGGCTTGACGACGCCAAACTCCAAGAAGGTTTGCGGCGTACGAGTTCGACTCTCGATTCGTGGGCCAAAAAAAGCGAAGTAGTTGGCAAAAAACTGTTCGTTGGTCTGACTCTGCCGATCCTCGCAGCCGCAGGAGCGTCCCTTAAACTCGCTACCGATTTCAATAAAGCGATGGCAGAAGTTGCGACGCTGATTCCGAACAACATTGAGCGGGTTCGCGAACTAGGCGATTCAGTCCGCGAGTTGGCGATCCTGCATGGCAAGGACGTGAAAGATGTAGCGGCCGGGCTTTACCAAACGATTTCGCTTTTCGGAGACGAGGCCGAGGTCACTGTAACGAAACTGCGGATTGCGTCGGAGGCGGCTACTGCGGGACTGGCCTCAACGACGGACGTTATAACCGTTTTGAAAGCCGTCACTGCCGCTTACGGAAACGAAACCGCTGAAGCAGTGCAACATGCGTCGGACCTGGCATTTACGGCGGTTCGCTTGGGCGGAACGACTCTCCCTGAACTCGCGAACTCGATGGGGCGCGTCACGGCTACCGCGTCCCAGTTAGGGATTTCGCAAGAAGAGCTCTTCGCTGTTTATGCCACGGGTACAGGACCGCTTGGCAAAGCCGATATCGTAACTACAATGTTCGGCGCGACGCTGAAAGCTCTGTTGAATCCGACGGATGCTCTGATTGCTCTGTTTACGAAGCTGGAGTTTGCATCGGCTCAAGCGGCGATTACCGGGCTGGGATACCAGGGGGTTATAGCGGCGATTGTGAAGGAGACCGAGGACTCGAAACGTCCCCTGGCAGACTTTATCGGACAGGGAGAGGCTTTCCCCCTCGTTTTCGGTTTAGCGTCCAAGCTCGCCGATCAATACACGAGCAAACTCGGTGAAATGAGCGATGTTTTAGGCGCAACCGGGGTTGCGTTCGGCGCGCAAACGCAGGGGGTCAACGCAGCAGGGTTCGCCTGGGAGCAACTCAAACGCAAAGTGCTGGATTTGGGTATCGAGTTCGGACAGATTCTCACTCCAGAAATGGCGAAAACGCTAGAGTTACTAGAACCGAATATCGACAAAGCGTTGGAGTTGGCGAAGGCGTACTCTGGACTCGATGACAGCACAAAGACTGCTATTCTCAATCTCATTTTGATGGCAACGGCCCTCGCTCCGTTGATACTCCTGGGATCGAAAGTCGCAGCAGGCGCTGGTCTATTGCGCGGCGCTTTCATTGCCATTTCTAGGGTAGTTGGCGGTACGAGTACCGCACTCGGCAGCCTGGGAGCCGCCCTCGGACTCTCAACAGGAGGCATCGCCCTGCTAATCGCGGCGATTGTTGGACTGGGTGCGGCTGTTGTTACGAACTTCGGCAACATCCGTACTAACATCGTTTGGGCGTTCCGAATCGCGGGGCAGGGCGCGTTGGAACTCGGTCAGTTGTTCGCCACCATGGCGCAAAGCGTTATTGACACGTGGTTCTTCGTCGTTGTGTCGATTCACCGGCTAGTGACGGGGCAATGGTCTGAGGCGTGGGAGGCTGCGAAGCGGGCGGGCGGTTCGTTCGTTAAGGTGTTTACGACAATATTCGGCACGATTCCGGCTGCGTTAGCCCGGATTGTCGGGCAACTTCACATCGCGGTTATCGGAGGAATCGTGGTGTTGATCGCGAGTGTCGGCGAGAAAATGAATCAACTCGGACAGCGCATGATCGACGAGGTAAAAAAACCGCTGAAAATGCGCTCTCCCTCCCGTGTAATGATGGAGATTGGCCGCGATGTAGTGAAGGGACTCGCAATCGGAATCGATACGAACGCGGTTCTGGCCGGTAAAGCGGGGGCGAAACTCGCCAAAGAAACGGCGGAGTCGATTCGCGATCAGTTTCAATCCGAGTTCCGGTTCCTGGCGCTTTCTCTCGCAGAAGCGCAGGCAACAACGCCCCTGGGAGCCGCACAAGCCCGGTTCCCGATCATTCCCGAGTCACTCCTGAAACGGTACGTCGATCTGAAACAGGCGCTCGATGCTATCGAGCAGGGGAGCAGGCAGACGGCAGAGGCTGCATTCGCGGAGGAGCAAGCGCACAGCGTGCTGACGGATGAATTAGCGCGGCAACAGACTGCGTTAGCGCGGCTGTTGGCAACGTCCGAGGCAGAGCGGGTCGCGCTCGATTTACGTAAGCAGCCGCTGTCTGAATTGACCGAGGCAGAACAGGCGCTTGTTCAGTCCATTGCGGTGTTCCGGTCGGAGCAGGTGCCGGCAACAGAGGCGCTGATTGCCGCGAATGACGCGGTGAAACGCGCGCAAATCGAGTACCTGAAACTCGTCGCTGCAACGGACGCAGAACGGCTGTCCCTGGATCGATACCAGAAAACCCTCGCCGAGTTGCCTGCGGCGTTGCGGCAGGCGATTAGTGCAGAGGATGCCTGGAATGCTCTGATCGAAAAACAGAAGTCCGATACCGAGTCACTGAACGCGGTCACTCAACAGCACGAGTCGCGGATAGAATCGCTAACTGACGCAATTCAAAAGCTGGCGCTCGAACGCGCCGTGTTGCTCGGTGTGTCTGACGCTGAATCGGAAGCGATTTCCAGATTCGATGAACGCCTGAAGAGCCTCGAACCGGACGTGAGGGCGCTACTGGAGACTTTTTCGCATTGGAAACGCGGGAATGAGGAGCTACGCATTAGCCAGGAAGCGGCCACGAGCATTTTGAACACGGCGAACGATTCAGCCGTGGAGGCGAAGCGACGCTGGGGTGAACTGACGGCGACTAACGAAGCGTCGCGCCGTTCGTGGGCAACATTGGGAGCGGCCCTTGAGGAGCAACCGAAAGCGATTCAGGATATCATTCGGGAATCGACTTTCTGGAGTTTGCTTTCTGACCAGCTAATCGAAAAGCGTGAACGGGAAGCGGACGCGATTCGCGATCAAACACAAACGACAGAACGACTGCGAGACGCCCTAGAGTCGCAGTCTTTCGCACTCCGCCAGCTTACGGGGGACGCAACTGCCTATGAGACGCTTCTCTCTGATTTAGGGCTACTCACCGCGACACTCACAGACGAACAGGGAGCACTAATCGGAGAGATTCAGCGGACACAGGAGGAGGTCAAACGGCTGGAATCGATTCGGGAAGTGCTGTCGGATTTGGCGGGCGGGATGAAATCGCTGTTCAAGAGCGCCCTCGGTGAACTGTCTCATGGATTCAGCGCCTTCTTCTCCAGTATCATTCGAGGTTTTGAGCAACTGCTCATCGACATGGCGCAGGAGTGGCTCGCGAGTCAACTCGTGCAACTCATTACAGGCGTAATCGGTTCAGCGTTTGGCGTCCGCGCCCCGCAGTTGGCGCTCGCCGGCGCACGCGCCCACGGCGGGCCGGTTGATTTCGGTAGAGCCTACCTGGTTGGCGAGAGCGGACCCGAGGTTTTTGTTCCGTCGCGCTTCGGGCGTGTAGTTTCAAATGACCAGATAGACGATATGGGGCCATTCACCTTCGCCCCGATTTTCAACATTACGACCCCTAACCCGGACGCATTCCGCCGTTCCCAGCGTCAGCTAATCGCTGAATCGTGGGAGCAGGCGGCGACGATGCGCCGGCGAAACCGGGGACCGACCGACGGCAGGCGATGACGATGCCAGAGTTCCTAGTCTCACAGATTTCATGCCCTGGAGGCGGACACGCCATCCTAACTCTGCGCGACGAATCTGCGCGAGAACGAATCGTCGTTGTACCGTGGGATCGTCTGACAAGCGACGCGCCAAGCGCCGAGTACGGCGGCGATGAACTGATTTATGACCGAATCAAACAGTCCATCGACACTGAACAGGCTCGCGATTCCAGACTGACGGCGAAACAGGCGCTGGAACGGCGAGTCGGGGGCCGGTTTCGGTAGCCATGAAACTCTCGCCGGATATCCAACAACTAGGAACTACGTCGTTCAGTACGACGATGTTGATGGATGCGGCAGGCGAAGGCGCTGGTGTTGTTTTCGTGTTTCCGAGAACAGGCACCGTAACGCATTTGATCTGGCGTTGGGGCGCGGTGACGACCGGCGAGCCTGCGATGCACGCCGCGCTAGAGACGGTCGGAGACGCAGACGGGTTGCCGACGGGGACTCTGCTCGCCGCAGGCGCGGAGGCGACCATCGCCGTTGTGACCGGGGACGCGAACACGATTGAGGAGATTGCGCTAGATACTCCTGTCGCGGTGACTCGTGCGGGACTCGCGGCGTTTACGCTGCAACTCCCCGACCCGTCAACGGCGAATCTGCGTATGGTGTCGATTGATCGGAACTTCACGCGCGATATACCGTACTGCGCGCATCGCGTTGGGGGCGCGTGGAGTAAGCTCAATCGAAATCCAATTTTTGCTCTACGGTACAGCGACGGCAACATCTACAATGTATTCGGCTGCTACCTGATTAGTAGCGTTTCGGGCTTCACGTCGGTTGGCAGTGGACAACGCGCAGGTATGTACCTCGCTCCCAGTGACGATTTTCCTGTTAGCGGTGCTTGGGCGAACATGACGTTTCTCTCAGGGGTGGTTACAGGATTCAATTGGCAACTGTACAGCATAACCGATGGTGCGATTTTATGGACTTCGCCGGAGTTCAACGCGAGTGCCCACTGGGGCAATCAGGGTATCGGAAACTTCGTTTTCGATCAGACACTTTTACTCGAGAAGGGCAAAGAGTACGCGCTGCGTATATCGCCGACAGGTGCGACCGTACGGCTGCGACGATTCGAGGTAGAGACGGCAGAGCAGATGAACGGGAATCCTGGTGGTACACGATTCCTCGGGGTGACAAACACTCTCGGGATTCTGACTACCGCGTTTTACCAAGCGGGCGTGTTCTCGCCGTCCGAGATCGACGCTGATCCGGCGTTTGAGCCTGCGCTTCCCGGCACCGTACCGGAGATCGACGAGATTCAGTTTCCTGTGCAGATCGCTCGCGGGGCAGTCGGCGGACCCGTTTTCCGTACCAACGTCATCGCCACCGCCGCAGGGACGGAGCAGCGTATCGCGTTTTGGGACGCACCGCGTAGGCAGTGGGATGTTTCGCAGGGACTCCAAAGCCGGGACGCCGGCGATATCCTGATCGCGTTCTTCATGGCGCGGCAGGGGCGACTGCGCGGATTCCGATTCAAGGATTGGTCTGATTATCGGATTGTCGAGGCTGAGAACATGACGTTGATTTCCGGGACAGACGATCAGTTCCAGATTGTCAAACGGTATGCGTCCGGCAGCGTAACGACGGTACGAAACGTCTACAAACCCGTAGAGGGTACGGTCATGATCTACGATGCTGGGGACGTTGAGATCGTTAGTGGGTTCAGTGTCGATCATACGACGGGAATCGTGACGTTCACCGAAGCGCCGGGTTTCGTTCCGAGAGTCACATGCGAGTTCGATGTTCCTGCCAGATTCGACACAGACGAAATGCGGATGCAGCAAACCGACGTAAATATTCGCGATTGGGGGCCGATCCCAGTCGTTGAGGTGCGGACGTAACGATGAGCGGTACTCGACTCCTTCCCGATCAGTTTGCGGAGATTGTTCTCCAGCCCGGATTCTACATGGCCGTTTGTGTGCTGATTGAACGTCTAGACGGAGTGCAGCACGGGTTCACGTCGTTCAATAGAGATTTGACGGTCGATGAAATCCTGTATGAGTCAACCTCGTCGCTAGATTCTTCAGCGATCCAGCATGAACTCGGTGTCGGAGTGGGGAATCTTGACGTAATGGGAGTCATAACGAGTTCCTCAATCACAGAGGATGCTCTGCTCGCTGGACTGTATGACGGGGCGACCGTGACGCTGTTCATGGTCAACCCGAAAAACGTGTTCGCCGGATCGTTGGTAATGGTGACGGGATACTTTGGGGAGATTACGCACAGAGACGGGCGATTTGTGGCGGAGTTTCGATCCCTTTCGCAGCGTCTCTCACAGCAGATTGGAGAGTTAACGAGTCCTCTCTGCCGGGTGAAAGCTCTGGGCGATGAGCGATGTAAAATTGACCTGGGGCCGTTCCAGTTCAACCGCGATGTAACAGCGGTTGTTGATGACTACACGATCCGGTTCGGCAGTGATTCTGCCGCCTCTGGGCATTACACGTATGGGCGAGTGGTTTTCAATGAGGGGCCGAACGTCAATATTGCTCGTGAGGTGAAACGGCATACACTTGATTCAGGTGACGCGCTGATCGTGTTGCAGGAGCCGTTTCCGTTTACAGTATCTGTAGGTGAAGAGGCGATGCTGGAGGCGGGTTGCGACCGCGCCTTTCTGACATGCCGCGATAAGTTCGCTAACACAGACAATTTTCGAGGCGAACCGCATGTGCCAGAGCACCGGATGCTTCTGCGAAGAGGCCGACGATGATGACGATTACGACGATGACCCCAGGAGAGGCTATCGTTGCCAAAGCGCGAGAATACGTAGGGACTCCATTTCGCCACCAGGGCCGCTGGAAGGGGAGGGGCGTGGACTGCGTTGGGCTGCTCGCCTGTGTCGCGCACGAACTAGACCTCACGCAGTACGATTACACAGGGTATTCACGTTTTGTAAAGCCTGAACAGGTACGCGCGGCGTTGGCGCGAGTCTTGCGAGAGTTGGACGCTGGAGAGTTACTCCGTGCGGGAGACGTGTTGCTCTTCCGTATTCGATCCACGGAACAACACGTCGCGATTTGGACAGACGACGAGACGATGATACACGCCTATGAGTGCGCCGGCCGCGTAGTAGAACATCGGTACGCTGAATCTTGGCGTCGGCGCACCGTGGGCCGATTCCGGTGGGAATGACGGGAGCGACATGGCAACGATCGTACTAGGAGCCGTCGGAGCGGGTGTCGGCGCGGCGTTCGGAAACCCCATGCTGGGGTGGGCCATAGGAACGTCTTTGGCCGGAATGCTGTTCCCGCCGCGACTCCAGCCTCAACAGCGGGGGAAGCTCGACTCGTTGCGAACCCCAGGATCGTCGTATGGTGTCCCGATCCCGATTGTTTACGGCGAAACGCGAGTCGCTGGAAACCTGATCTGGACGCGCAAAATCCGGCGAACCAAAAAGGAGCGCGAACATGATGCTGGTAAGGGCGGCGGGAGCGTAACCGAGGTTATCTATAACTACTACATAAACATGGCGGTCGCAATCTGTGCGGGGCCGATTCCAGGGATTCGTCGAATCTGGGGTGAAGACACAGTTATCTACAATAGCCAGAAATCGCCAACATCGCAGTACGATATCCGCCTCTATCTCGGCGACGAGACGCAGGAACCCGATCCTCTAATCGAGGCACACCAGGGAGCAGCCCCAGCGTATCGAGGGCTGGCATACGCCGTGTTTGAAGATTTCCATTTGAAGCGATTTGGGAACCGAATCCCCGCGCTGTTCTTCGATATCGAAGCGCCTTCGCCCGCGCTGACGGTTGGCGACGTACTCGCTGATTTGTTCGGTAAATGCGGGCTGGATTCGGCTGAATACGATGTGGCGAGTGCAACACCAGAAATCGGGGGGTTTGTAGCCGCGAACCGGCAGGAAGCGCGAAGTCTGATCGATCCGCTTCTACGGGTCTATAACGTTGATTTACTGGAGGCGGACGGTAAACTAATCGCGCGCGACGCCGGAACGGGAGCGAACGGAACGCTGGAATCGGCGGACCTGGGGGCCGATTTCTGGACAGCGGGGCAGGATGATTCTGTTCGTACGATGGAGTATCGGCATGTGAGTGAAATTGAACTCCCGTATGAAGTTGATCTGACGTACTTCTCGCCAACTGCGTGGTACGACCAGGCGGAGCAGCACGCGATTCGGCCGACAAAACTACACCTGCAAGAGCGTCTTACGATTTCGACGCCGCTGACGATGAGCGATGCAGCGGCCCGCCTCGCAGCAGAGCGCATACTGTACGAAGAATGGTCGCGCCGGATTCAGGCATCTACTCAAGTACCATTTGGGAGCTATCTCCAGTATACGCCCGGAGACGTGTTGGCGCACACGACTTCTGACGGGCGAGAACTGCTGTTCAAAATTGTCCAGATGGACGTTTCGCTGTTCGGTCCGTTGGCGCTTTCGCTCGTGCGCTACCGTCCCGAGAATTACGATCAGGAAGCTGCGCCGGGTATCATCCCCAATCCGGTAGACGACGAGGATTTGATCGACTCTAGCGAGACAACCCTGATCGCTTGGAATAGCAACGCTATTAGGGACGCGGACGCAAACACGCTGGGGCTGTACCTGGCCGCAACCGGACAGGGAGATTGGCCGGGTTGCGCTGTGTTTATCAGTCGCGATGAAGGTGAATCATACCAAGTGCTCGAGACGCTGGAGGACCCTGCGGCGATTGGCGAAACACTCTCTGTATTGGACGCCCCGGACCCGGAGACAACGGGACTAATCGACGCAGTGAGCACCGTCGATGTAGAGGTGTTGCCCGATGAAGCCGTAGAGGGGGCGGCGCTGGAGGGATGCTCTGAAGCGGAGATGTTGGCGGGTACAAATGCGGCAATTCTCGGTGATGAGATCATCGGTTTTCAATCCGTAGAGGACCTGGGGAGTGACCAGTATCGGCTCTCTAATCTGCTCCGAGGGAGACGCGGGACTGACGCCTATTGGGCCGATCACGTGACCGGTGAGCGGTTTGTCCTGTTGTCTGGGGGAGCCGTCAAACGGGTGGATTTCCCGGAGGCGTTGATTGGAAAAGACGTGCTCTTGCGCCCGGTGACAATCGGCGCAGATATCGCAGACGCCAGCGACCAACCCGCGACGTTGACCGGTTTGGAGTTCAAGCCGTACTCTCCCGTCGATATCGCGGGGGAGCGGGACGGCTCCGACAATCTCACAATCACATGGAAGCGGCGGGCGCGGTTGGATTTCGAGTTTCGCGACGGCGATGATATCCCACTCGGCGAGGCGGTGGAGGCGTACGAGGTAGACATCCTCGATAGCGGCGTGACTGTGCGAACTATAGAGGTATTAGAGGAGGAAGCCGAGTACACGGCGGCGGAACAGACTAACGACTTCGGCGCACCCCAACCCGCCGTGGACGTGGTAATTTATCAGATAGGTAAATATGAGCGTGGCTACCCTGGAGAGGCGACGATCTAATGGCAGAAACTCCGAACATCGGACTGACGTATCTCGAACAAGCGCAGTCTGACAAAGAATCAACAATCAACGCCAATAGCGATCTTCTCGATGCTCTGATTGTGGCGATTCAAGAGGGCGCAATCATTGATGCCTGTATGTACGGTGCGAGGCGAACATGGACAGTGACGGCGGCTCTGCTAGAGTTTGAGGCGTCAGCATCTGCGTTATCGCGTACTCAACTTGATTTGTCCGCTAAATCGCAGGCGCGCATCGTTGCGGCAGTCGATGCAGCGGCAGACCCTGGCGAGTTTCGCGGACAATACTCCACCGATGGCGGATCGAATTGGGACTATCTCGACGGTGCGACAGGACCCACATGCGGAATCGCGGTAGGCGTCAACGCAGGCGCATGGGTAGACCTCGCAATAGCTGCGAAAGCAGACGTACTTCTGCGGGTTGTAACTATCAACGGCGATAACGACACGGCTGGAGTAGGTCCGATTCGGTTGCAGTTCAGGTAAACACCATGTCTACGCCCAATCTACAACTGCCGTACGTGCTCGAATCGCAGTCTGCGAAAGAAATTCCGTACAACAGGGGACTCGTGATTCTCGACGATTTTCTGGCGAGCCTGGAATCGTCGTTGATGCTGAACGTTGTACTCTGGGCTAATGCGTACGAAGGAGTGCCTTATCAGGTGACGGCGGCGCTGAAAGAGTACAACGCAGAAAGCGCCGCTATAATCCGGGCGAAAGCGGATGTTTCCTCATATAATCAAGTTCGGATTGTGGCGCACAATCAAACTGATTCCACTGGGGGGACGTTGCGCGCTCAGAAAAGCTCTGACGATACGGCATGGGGATATTGGACTGCGGGATCGTCAAATCCGTCTGTTGCGCTCAACGCAACGGGGGTGCTGGTCTCGTCGTGGCGGGACTTGAGCGCCGCAGGGGCAAAAGCGGACAATTTCATGCGGCTGATAACCGACGGCGGCAATGACACATTCACGTTCATTTCTTATGCCGCGTTGCAGTTCAGAAAGTAATTGGCGAGGCAGTCTCATGACGGGAGTTCAACTGTTTACCATAATCACGGGCATTCTCGGGATATCGATTGCGGGACTTCTCGGAATGCTAATCCGTTTCACGCGGCACCTGACACAGCAGGAAGATCGCCTCGAACAGCAAATGAACCTCCTCGATAAGCACGTGCAGGAGTGCAAAGAGGTTCGCCTCCAGGAAGCCGCGACTCGTCGAACGATATACGAGAAATTGAACGCAATTGAAACAGCGCAAGCCCGGCTCATGGGTTGGCTAGAGGCCAAACTCAAAAACAGTGGGGACTAGCGATCAACGACGAACAGGAGGACGGCTAATGATACAACCTGACAAACCGATTTGGCAAAGCCGAACTGCGTGGTGCGTAGCGGCGGCGATAGCTGTTTACGTCGCAGGTATCTACCTGCCAGAGCACGCAGAGTTTGTGCAGGCGGCGGCGTGGGCGCTGCTGGGGCGTGGAGTTCTGTACGCGCGGGAGGGGCCGGGAATCGAGAAGGATTTGCCGCCTGTGGAGTCGAACCCTGAATGAAATGACCGAAAAGGGAGGCGAAACATGATCTGGAAATGGCTATCGCGGATCGTGGGCCGGGAGATTCAGCGAGTTCTCCCCATCCCGCTCGATGATTTAGGCGGGACAATCACCGAAACGGCGAAGCAGCTTTTCAACCGGGCAAAACGCGCAGGCGCGTACCGATTGCTCGTGCTACGGACGCGCGAATCCGCGCGGGGTACGAATTACGGTTTGCGGAAACTCGTGCTCCGGACTGCGCGTCAGGTGGACTCGGCCACGGCACGGGCGCTGCGAGATAACATCGTGCGTCAGGGCCTGGAGTGGCTAGAGCGATTCGTCGCGGCAACCGAGGCGGATATTGCTGTAGAGGAGGCGGCGCAGGGCACGAAGAAGGCGTTGCTGCCTGCCCGCGAAGCGGCGCGGGGACTGGCGCGGCAGGCGGCGCTTGACATGCCGCGCGTTGCGGCGGGTGAGCGCCCGCAGGAGGCGCCCGATCCCGATCCCGAGGACGACGAGGATGACGACGACGAGGAGGATAACGAATGAGCGTTGAGATCAAAAACGCAGTCGGACAGGTTCTCTACGTAGTAGAGGGCGATACCCTGCGGGGGCACAGGTTTCCGCGCGGAACCTATCTGGGAGGCGCAAATCTCTGGGGCATGGACATATCGGATTGCGTGTTCCCGCAGTGCGCTCTCCCCGGCGCCGACCTCCGCGACGTGATCGCGAAAAACGCACGATTCGTCAAATGTTTGTGCGACGGCACGCGGTTTGACGGTGCCGACCTCGAACGCGCGAGACTCAACGTGGCCTGCACCGGCACCAGCTTCCGCAACATCCATGCCCCGTACAGCACGTGGGAGCGGGGCTGTTCGTTCGCCGAGGGATGCAGTCTCGCTGGGGCGTATCTCGTCAACGCTAACGCCTCGGCAGCCTGGGGAATGTATGACACCACGAGACGGGAGTTCAACGTCGATCTCGACGGGGCCGACATTACCGGCTGGAAACCGCCAACGACAGTCAGGGGGTTCACGCAGCCTGTCCCGCGCGCGATTTTCCGTCCCAATGAACAGCGCGAGGCGGCACAACTGATGTTCGATTCGGGGCAGGCGTCACTGTTCGGTTGGCTACAGGACCACAACCTCATCGACGAGGAGACGGGGGAGTTGGCCTTGCCGACGTGGTGAGCACAAACGGGTTTATCTCGGGGGTCGGGAGGTCGGAGCGTGTGTGGACATTCC